GGAGGGGGCTCGCGACGTGAATATGTAAGGAGAGACTTCTTCGCAATTATATAGTATTTTCTGTAGGATTGGATGGGATTTGGTAACTTGTATTCGACTGGCATGGCAAGTCTGATTTCTGTGATACCTTTTTCGGTAAGACCTCTGGGTGGATTTGATTGGAGCCATAGAAGATGGGGCTCAGTCTTATGCGTTTTATGCTCTCCGTATCGGAAGCGGTATTCGTTACACAACCACAGACCCATCTCGACCAACCATTTGTAGTTCGAAAGGCTCTCACGAACCCAAATGGCACAGGGATGGTTAGCATGCGTCTTCTTGTATGCATTCGGTGGAATGTTATCTGGGTCAAGTATCCAGCAGGCTGTATAGAGAAGCTGGGCTGTTTCGAGGATCATCTTTACGACATGTTTGTCGCAATGATATTCCGCGGCGATCCGTGGATCAACGTGAAGGAAGAAGATGTTCATGGTGGGTAAGTTTGGGATTTTATGTTCAAATATGATCCATTTTTATGAGGTCTAGCAACGATACAACGCAGATAGGATAGTAAAGCACAAAATGTATGGATCTCTGGGTCCCATCAACATCATAAGAAGCGAGGAGGTACAGAAAAGAGGATACTGCGGCGTTGAAACAGAATGAACGAGATGCTGTGCGCGTATACAATATCGATGTATACGATCGCCCATCATATCTCCATCTCGAAAAACGATACGAATATCGTCAGATAACAGCCCAAACATCTTTAGGTAATCAAGTTTCGTCATTTTTAGAAACATATTTGGATGTAGTTCGTCAAATCCATAATTCATAAAAATTCGGCATATAACATTCCACCGATTTACTAGGCGGTCGGGATACACGTTGGTCTCTTCTGGCGTAGTTGTGATACGATGGCGCAGTCGATATCCCCATCCGGCATGTAGTCTCTTTAGGGCATCAACTGCGATGGGCACTTTCGTATATGGGTTAATGGGTTGATGTGATCGTTCACACCATTTCCAAATCGTATCAAAGTCAAACCACCAAATTTTACCATTCTCTGTGAATGAAAAATAATCAAACGGGTGCTGTCGTTCCTTCTCTACACATGTTACAAGATCTTCGTCGTTTGATAAATTCTTACGCGATAAAACTCCAGGACCGGACATAGCAAGTCTCCTGCGAAGAAGCCATCCGCGAATGCGTCCCTGGCATTTTACAATCGCACTCGTTGGCTTCGTATTCGCATCTGCCCAGAGAACTGGTTGTTTTGATTTCGCATGTCGACCACATAAAGAGTGTCCGAGGACCGCCCGCGCGGTACATGGATCCGTAGACCCCCGCTTCCGAACAGAGAGGCATTGCATTTGTGATTCTACAATTCTATCTTGAAAGTGAAAATATACGGCCAAAACGGATTTGCCTCCGACAAGCCATATCAACTCACAACTCTAAAATGGCAACCAACGCAATCATCACTGCTTCCAACCTCGACATCAACAAGGTATCCTTTGGCGATATCCGCATGAACAAGGCGGGTGGCAAGACAGTTCCGATCAAGTACAATGGCCAAAATCTGCAGATCCGTGTGCCGAAGATGTCTTACCCGATGGGTATCAACATCAAGGAGACTGAGAACGGTATGAATTACACGCTCTCTGCGACGCTGAAGAACTGCGACTCTTATGGAAAGGAGCGTGCGAAGCCCGAGGCCGGTGAGACGGGTATTCTCTACAACTTCCTCTCTGATCTTCAGGAGAAGCTCCTCTCAACGGCTGTTGAGAATAGCGTGAAGTGGTTCTCAAAGGCTCGCAAGGCGGATGTCCTGCAGGATAGTATGAAGCAGTTCATCAGCCCTTCTGTGGAGAAGATCAATGGCGAGTGGGTTCCCACTGGCAAGTATCCTCCTAGTTTCCGGATGAAGGTTCCGGTGTACGACGGCAAGGTTACGATGGATGTAGTCAATCAGGATGGTAAGCCGATGGAGATTGATCCTGAGAACATCGGTTCGGTGTTCCCCAAGCGTATGGAGGCGAGCATCGTGGTCGCACCGAGCGTCTACGTAAGCGGTCAGGGCTTCGGTGTGACGTGGCGTGTTACATTCGCTCGCGTGTCTCCTCCCCAGCGTCTGACGGCTGCTCAGGTGTTTGCGGATGAGATTGAGGAGGAGGCTCGTGCGCCGCCTCCCTCTCCCGCCCAGCCTGCTCTCCAGCAGGACTACAATGAAGATGAGCAGCAGGAGGAGGTGTCGGTTCCCTCGTATGAAGCTCCTGCGCCTGCGCCTGCTCCTGCTGGCGCGAAGAACCGTCGTCGTGTCGCTGTAGCCTAGACCATAACTCGGAGTGAACCGGTGGAACGTGTATGATCATATCAGCATCAACACAAAAAACTTTTTGCTTGTCCGGAAAGTCGAGAGGCGCCGAAGTTACGGAACATGTGTCTCCCAAACGAGATAGCGATTTGCGACCACAGACAGAACACGAATAGACCATCGGTAGTTTAATAAGCATGTCGGGTGTAACAATCCGCATAGGACCTCGTAGACACTGCTCTAGAAACCGTTCGGGGGTTGACCATCCTTCGTTCATGAATTTTTCAAAGACACGGTTGGGGAGAACAGACCACAGATCCGATCCGATAACCCAATCGTCTTCCTGTAAGAGCGTGGCGAATTCGCTCTCTCGAAACCAGAGGAGATGAAAGTCCGCCTGATCGGTTAGACTGTGCTCGGAACAGCCTACTCGCTGTAGGTCTTCGCTATATAACCAGTATACGTTCGCATGCGTGTATCGTGGATCTCGTGATCCGCGGTAGACTTCGCGACCATCCATGTTCCAGATATCCGAGACAACATCAATGTCGTTCTCGGTAATGTCTTCGGAAACATCGGTGTACAAAAAGGTAGGTTCTAGGATAGAAAACATTGTTAATCATAGAGGTTAATCAAACTTAATCGAAACGCGGATATCGTGACGACACATTGATTTCGTAGCAGAACGAGATAGCTCATGACGCTTGCGACGATTGCCTTCCATCGGGTGGACAACAGTTGAACACTCATCCATATCTGCCTGAACTGCGTCATAATTCTCGTCAAGATAGTTCAACACCTCATCCTGCATTGCCCACTCGAAAAAGTTCAATTGTCCGACGGTTGTATTTAGCCCCATGAACTGGATACGCTTCCACCGACAGAAGGGATCAAACGTCTTTTTGCTATACGCCTTCAGGTGAGACTTATATGCCAAATACACAATCACGTGACGACCAGACTTCGTAACATACGAGATATTGTGCTTCTTCGCATAATTGGTAACAAGCCAATCAATCAATCGCAGACTAACCCGCGTCTTGCCCTCAAGAATATCCCTAACGCGCTCAAAGTTTTTCGTATCGTGATAAAATGCCTCTAGTCTGTGAAGAACCCACTGTTCTTTGCTTTGGATCTCCATACTAAACCCAAGTTCGTTGATTGAAAATGGGTTTTCAACTTACAAGTGTAAGATTGTAATGGAAGATGCTCTCTCTATCTGGCTGCTTGACAATCGGCCTTATACTCATGTTCGTACCCGTATTCATCAATTTGTTCTATTCTGTCGTGAGTTGGAGCCTGGGTTATCCTACTCCTTTCTTAAAGACAAAGCAACGGAAATCGCGGACAGACTTATGCTCGGAGAAGTTGGAAAACGATGGATGAGAGATCGCTGTTACGAACGCGTGCTTCGGCTGTATGGAATGAACGACCAGCGTACAGCACAGTGGCACGCAAAACGTGGCGAGATGATCACCGCATCGGAAGTCTATAAGGTGTTTGGAAGTACGGAAGCCCGCAAGGAGGTGATGATGAGGAAACTGGAAACAGCTGTACCAACAGAAGGAAGTGGCGCCATTCCTGCGCTAATGTGGGGAACACGATTCGAACCAGTAGCAAAGAAGATATACGAAGAACGAACAAAATGCAAAATCCTCGACGTATCCTGCGTACAACATCCAATCTACCCCTTTCTTGGAGCATCACCGGATGGGTTGATCATTCCACTTACGGATGATCCAAAAAGATATGGGAGACTTGTCGAGTTCAAGTGCCCCATGACACGAGTGATGAAGGACGAAATTCCAATTGGTTATATACACCAGATGCAGATGCAGATGGAGTGTACTGGTATCGATGAATGTGAATACGTTGAGTTCCGCTTCAAACAGCTAACCTATTCGGAATGGTCGAGATCATCCGATACGAAAGGGTCATTTGCGGTGTACGAAGATGGACGGGTTGTGTATGACGGTGAACCCGCGACCGAAGATTGCCAGACCATCTATTGGGTTCTCGCCTCTATCAAAGAGGACTTTGTTCCCAAAGACGTAAACTGGCTTCCCGACCACATTGAGTGTCTCCAAAGTTTCTGGGACGAGGTTCTTCACCATCGCAGTGAAGGCACCAAGCCCGAAGGCAAGAAACTTCCAAGCCTAGACCTTTAGACGAAAGAAACGGCAGAACCGTTGCCACCTCGTGATAGCCAGAGATGAAAACTTGGAATTCCAATTATCAATGGAATATTGGCTCCCCATGCTGATGTTACAGCGCCCACAGATAGGAACCAAATTCTCAACATTTGTTTTTCCACCCTTGCTCTCTGGGATGTTGTGACCACATTGAAAATCAAACACGTTAATGATGTTCGTACACCACTGAACCTTACACTTTCCTTCAAAATGTCTTCCCATGCGAGTAATCCATACTTGTTCGCGAAGAGCCTTTGGGATTTTTGATTTTCTATACGGATTTGGATTTGCTAAGACTGGGTCCATTAGAAGATTACTGGATGTATGCTTTATATTGATTTACTTGGAACGGAGACTGGACGCCCGCAATCGGTCCCATCGAATAGGGGGCAAGGTTCGCGTGGTTGGTCCGCTGAGAGAACGACGAGTTCTCTACGGCAACGGTCTTAGCAACCTGCTGCTTGTCCAGAAACTCGGGCTGGAAC